AGTTCGTTAAATCGCACAAACAAGTTGAAGCTCTTTTATTTTTGGCCATGTCAAAAACCGGGCAACCCATTAACGGCTCTTATTCCGACCCACAAAAGCACAATCTTTATAAGGCCATTCTTATAAAAAACCTAAACAAATTGGGTCAAGATTGGAATTACGGTCAGTTTAAATTATTGAACATACCTACGTTGGTACTATTTAAAAAAGAAAAATAATTGTTATGAATATACTAGAAGAAGCAAATAACATCGTAAATAAACGATCACAAGAAAAAGAACGTCAGTACGGACCATTCTCTGAAGGTATGGATAGAGCCGCAATGATTATGCGAGGAATGACCGGTAAAGATATTACTGGCGAAGATATGTATGCAGCTCTAATTGCACTAAAGCTTTCTAGAGAGTCATATAATAAAAAGTATGATAATCTGCTAGACGCGATTGCTTATTTGGGCGCTAAGTATAATCATTCTAAAGATGAGTATGATGCTACAAAGTAAGTAACTTTTTTGATTCAATTTAGATATTTATTATAAAATATGTACATTTACAAAACTACTTGCTTAGTAAATTCTAAAGTTTATATAGGGATGTCCACAAAAGACGATGAAAATTATCTTGGAAGTGGATCTGTGATAAAGAGCGCAATCAAAAAATACGGTAAGCATAATTTCAAAAAAGACATTTTGGAATACTGTGATACTTTTGAAAAATTGTGCCAAAGAGAAATTTATTGGGTAGAATATTATAAAAATCTCTTAAAAGAAAATTGCTATAATGTATCTTCAGGAGGTAAAGGCGGCAATTGGAAAATGTGGATGTCTGAAGATAGAATTAATGAAGTGCTATCTAATTTTAAAAAAGCTAATGATTTAAAAAAAGGAAAATACTCTTCATGGAATAAAGGACTTAAATATTCCGAAGATATGATAGAAAAACTAAGCGTAGCTCACAAAGGAAAAAAACAAAGTAAACAAACTGTAGAAAAAAGAGTCTCTAAATTAATAGGTAAAAAAAGAAATGAAGAGCAAAAACAAAATTTATCAAAAAGCTTAAAAGCGGTTTATAGTAATGGTTTTTCTAAGGAACACAAAATGAAACTTTCTCAATCTCGTAAAGGCGCTATAATGCCAGAAGAGACTAAACAAAAATTGAAAAAAGAGAAAGTAAAAGTAGAATGTCCTTATTGTAAAAAAATAGGAGGGTATCCAGTAATGAAAAGATACCATTTCGAAAACTGTAAACTACAAAAACAATGTACAGAATGAACATTCAGAAAGTAAGAAACGTAAAAACACCAAGTAGAGGCACGAGCCAATCAGCAGGTTTGGACTTCTACGTACCAGAGGATTACGCAGGAGTTGTGTTGAAACCAAACGAATCGGTATTAATTCCATCGGGTATCAGAGCTCACGTACCTTCGGGTTACGCTTTAATCGCATTCAACAAATCGGGCGTTGCAGTTAAGCAAGGACTTTCTGTTGGAGCATGCGTAGTGGACGAAGATTACGAAGGAGAAATTCACTTACACTTAATCAACACGTCTAACGCTGCAACAGAAATCAAAGCTGGTCAAAAATTAACCCAATTCGTGTTAGTTCCAGTAAGTTATATGGACGTACACGTATTACCAGAATTGCCTCAAAGAGACACAGAGCGAGGAGCAGGTGGATTCGGATCAACAGGTATATAATGAACAAACAACAGAAGTTAGATAAAACATTTATCAACATCGCAAAGGAAATAGGCCTATTATCGTACTGCACCAGATCAAAAGTGGGCGCAGTGTTGGTGAAGGACGGTAACGTGATATCTTTTGGGTACAATGGGACACCGGCAGGAATGGACAATTCTTGTGAAGATAAGAAGCGAATGTCGTCTGATGCTGGAGGTTGGTTAGATCAAGATACTATAGATGAATTTTGGCCATTTGAAGATGATCTAGGAAAATATAAATTAATCACCAAACACGAAGTATTGCACGCAGAGTCCAATGCCATATTGAAAGCGGCAAAATCAGGTAACTCAGTAGAGGGCAGTACTTTGTACTTAACACTTAGTCCATGTAAAGAGTGCTCGAAACTTATTTTACAATCGGGTGTTAAAAAAGTTGTATATTTGAATACATATAGAAATTTAGATGGCATACAATTTTTATCACAATTTATAGAAGTAGAAAAATATGATATATAAAAACGCCACAGACGCATTCGAATTACTATTTAGCGATATTAACGCCAACGGAGAATCATTCGCTGGTACTAAAGCTAAGTTCAACGTTTCATTTACACTAATGGATCCTAGCGATAAAGTGATCACTACAGTAGAACGTAAGTTCAATGCTGATTATGCAAATTTTGAATTTGATTGGTATTGTGCAGGTAATAGAGATGCAAAAGAAATAGGAGAAAGAGCAAAGATTTGGAAGCAGATGATGGTTCCTGGTACCTCTAACGTAGTTTCAAATTATGGATATTTTTGGAACTACAACGATCAATTAAATAGAACTATTAAAGAAATAAAAAATAACAAAGAAACAAGACGGGCTATAATAGTACATTATAATTTAGATGAATTAGATTTATATAAGTACGATACGCCTTGTAATGTTGCTCTTAATTTTTACATAAAAGACGATAAGCTACATCTAACAGTATTCGCAAGAAGTATAGATTTATGGTATGGATTTGGAAATGATCAATATTGTTTTGCAAAATTAATGGAAAAAGTATCTAACGAAACTAATTATAAAATAGGGCAAATGCACTGGCACATTACCAATATTCATTTATATGAGAGACATTGGAATAAATTTTAGCATATTTATACTAGATTATCTTCTACTACAAGATATATCTAATAAACTTATTGGTCCTTTAAACTTAGGAAGGTAGTAGCTCCTTTGTTTTTTGGACCTTTTCTTTTTTATGTCAAAAGGGTATACAAAAAATTATAGAAAAATATGGACGGATCATTTTGGAGAAATACCTATAGATTCTGATGGTAGAAGCTATGATATACATCACATAGATGGAAATAAAAATAATAATCAAATAGAGAATCTAATCACAGTATCTATAAAAGAGCATTTTGATATTCATTTTAAGCAAGGGGATTTTGAAGCTTGTAAAGCTATTAGTCTAAGATTGCAAAATTTCAACTTTAAAGGATATTCTCAATCGGAAGAAACAAGAAAAAAAATAAAAGACCACCACTTATCAAAAAAAGAAAATCATTGGTCTAAAAGGCAAGAGGTCAGATTAAAAATAAGTGAATCTACAAAAGGAGAAAAAAATAATAATTATGGTAAATATGGATCTCTCCATCATAATTTTGGTAAAAAATGGAAATTAACAGAAGATCAGGCGGAAAGACGAAGAGGTTCTAATAATTCACATTCTAGAAAAATATATCAATATTCTGAAAATTTAGAACTAATTAAAGAATGGAAAACATTAAAAGAAGCCGCCACTCATTATAAAATACACTCTTCTGCAATAGTTAACTCAATAAAAAGAAATAATAAATCTAAAGGCTTTATTTGGAGTTATCTACCACCAAAAAAATAAATTTCTCCCGTCTACCTGTATTGAGTATATTTACCTAAATAAAAGTTATGATCGCAACCAAACTATCACGCGAATTTTTACAAGACCAACTGTCCAACTTAACGCCCAAACGATACAATCAATTTGTTTGGTGGAGACGTTACGAAGTTAGACAGACATTACCCGACAAATCTCCTTTGTACGACAAGATAATTAACGGAGATTACGAACACTCGGATTATTACTATCAAGCACAGATGGAAAACTATCTATTGGCCGACAAGATCAACGGCATTAGATTCTACGAAGATCAGCTAGAACACAGAAGTCTATTCGGTGCTAGATGGAAGCGATTAATTGACGATTACCAAAAAGAAGAAAAAGAAATTCTGAGAAAGATGAAGAAGGACTTCAAAGCCACTTTCAATATACATCCAGACGAATTGGAGCTCATTATGGAAGACTTTGACAGTACTACCTTAGAATTATACGACCACGTAAAACAACTGACCAGAGAGCGCAGGGAACAAAACTTATAACCATGTATAAAGTAAAACAATTTTTTAGACGCATCTACAACCTGTACAGATGGTTACCCATTATTTGGAAGGACCAAGATTGGGACTATCATTACATTTGGGAAGT